CTGTCCACCTTGGGTTTCCCGGCTGGCAATTCGTCAATACTTCGCTGGCTCATCAGTTGCTCCGCCTGGTGTTGATTGGACTGTCTGGTGTCTTACTGTTGCCAATCGCATCGTTGATGTCGTTGTCGTAGAGAATAGCGTCGGCGTCCTTGATCACCGGCACCTCACTGCTTGGCAGCTCATCGTTGCATTCAAGCTCAAGGATGGCGTCATCGTTGTCCTGATTGGTGACGCTGCTAATCTCAAACACCCTGTTCTTCCATTCCATGCGCCACGCGGCTGTGATGCCGGTGACCACACTGGAGAACCTGATGCGGACTGTGTGCGAATAAGTGATCGAGGAGCGGCCCACGCTCAGGCTTGTGCCACCACCATTGCCAACCACTTCAGCGAAAACCGGACCGACACGATCCCAATGGATAAGGTCTTGGCCAAACTCGTCCCGCGTGTACGCAGGCTTGAGCAGGACGATCTTGTCTCTCAGCCTTCCAGCCTCGATGCCGCCTGCCATTATCTGTACTCGCCTGCGTCAAATTCCCTTAAAAGCATGTCGCACCCGAATGCAACCGGACCACCAATCCCAGCATTGGCCTCACGCGTGAGGAACCAGTTGCCAACAAGCATCTTGATCGCCACCGCCAAACCTTCCGGCGTGGTCTTGTGATCGGGTCCATATCCGGCAGTAAACTCCACTGCGAGTCCGTAACTCCCCGCCATCGGTGGCGATGATTCCAACGAGATCAATGGAGGATTAGCATCCCAGCTTTTGAAGTGGTGATCAGTCGGATTCCAAGCCGTCTCAACGATTTCTCCCTGGTCGTTGTACTCCGTCACCGTCAACACTGGTGAAGGTTGCTCCTCGCCTGTGTCACCTGACACATGCCGCCTTGGCGCAATGATTAGATAATTCCCGGAGCTCACACTCAGCCAGTCCGCTGTGGGTCGCTGACCATTCACATACAGAACCACATCGCCGGCGGCTGTTCCGCCACTGGCCAACACCAGAGGACGCCGGGGAAGTTCAAGGTAGGTAGTGTCTGGTAGATGATCGAACCGAACCCGCCACCGCTGATGAGTGATCGAGATGCGGCAATGATCCTCGCAGTAAGTCTGCGCCGCCTTGATCAACCCGGTGATGTACAGATCATCATCGCCATTATCCACGCGCAGATGATGCTTCATGTCTTCCAGGCTGACGGCTGGAGCCGATGGCTTACCAATGCGCTGAACGATTGGCCGGCCATACGCCGGCGCAGACGTATAACCGGCTATTCTCACTTGTGGCCCCTCACCTTGCGGGTCGGCTTATCGGAATGGTCTTCGTCTTTGTGGGGTTGGCCTTCCACCACGATGGCATATCCGGCCTTGACCAGATCGTGCGCCTCGGCCTTGTCACGCTCGAACAAGTCGCCAGGCATAATCAAAAAGGTCGGCGCTGCCATACATTCCAGCGCTTGCAGTTGAACCATGGACATCATCGTCTCCCTTGCGAAAAGAGGCCGGCGAGTTTCCCCGCCGGCCTCATGACTTTCAGAGGCCGACGGTTACTTCCATTTCATGGCCATGATGGCCTTGTTGTTGACCACCTTGGCATCGGTTCGCATCTCTGCCAGGAAGGCCGATTGGTTGAACTCGAAGTACCTTTCATCCGAGCGCTTCAGGGTCAAGCCCATGGCGTCGCGGATGATGTACTTGCTGAGGTCGCCGAACACAGCGGCCACACCGCCAGTGGTGGTGACAGCAGGCAGGCTGTTGTCAATCACGATGGGGTGACCAAACAACCGCACTGGTGCCATTGGGTCGCGGTAGTCGGTGACGAACACCGGCTCACCCGTGGTGGCATAGCGCAGTTTCTGCACCGCTGCCAAGGTGGCGTCGCTCATGATGAACGCACCATTGGCGCGGTAGGCCAAGTCCACCTTGTTGCGCAAGGAGAGCAAGTCGTCCACCGAGATGGCGCCAGCAGCAGTGGTAGTGCCACCGTCGCCAGCCCCAACGGCGATACCCTGTGGCATACCCGTTCCCGTTCCCAGTGCGAAGTGATCCGCTTGAATCCGCGCGATGCGTGCGGCAAGCAGTTCACCCAACAACTCGGGGATGCTGATGGCGCTGTCTTGCAAAAGCTCCATCGACACCAGCACGATGCCGGAGGTGTACTTGTAGGCCTTCAATTGGACTTGGCTGAAGGTCACATCGGAGACAGGCTTGACGGCGTTCTCAGCCACAATGGATCCCTTTACGGCAGTATCATCTACCGTCGGGATGTCGATCTCATGGCCACCATCGGTGCGAAGCACTTTGCAGTAGTTCCGCAGGTTGGCGGTATACAGCATGTACTTCTCGAACGCGCTGGCCAGCAGTTCGGTGGGGACAAGGAATCCACCCTTGGCGCCCGGGGTGGTTGCCTGCGGATCGGTGCCACGCAAGGTCATCGGCTTGGCCGACAAGGTTAGCGGTTGCATCCGCTTGGTCAAGTCGAACCCGATCTCACGAGCGGCCTTCACCATGCTGTCGGTGGCCAGACCGGCAGGCTGGAGGAACCAACCGCGCAAGGCCAGATCACGACGGGAGATGGCGGCGCTGTCGTTCAGATCGCGCACGAACTTGGGGACGCCAGGCTTCACCATGCGGGTGGACTGGGGAACAGGCTTTGGCGTTTCCACAGGTGCAACGCTGCGGGCCTCGGCCTCCTCGGCGGCATCCTCTGCGGCAGCAGCAGCGTCGGCTGAAATGCTGAGATCGTCAGCGATTTCCCCAGCCTCGGCTTCCAGAGCACCGAGGCGCTCGTTCACATCACTCAAGCCAGCTTTCAATTCGTCCAATTCAGACCTCTCTTCCGGAGTTAGTTCCCTAGTCTCGACCACGGACAACAGCGTCCGGAGTCTTTTCTCAATCTGATCATCCATGTAAAAACCCTCGTTGAATGAACAACTTGCTAGAAAGACTATCTGGCGCGCTGAACTGTCAGCTTTCGCAGCGCCAGCATGATGCTCAAAGCATCCGTGTCTTGAAGCTTGCGGTGCTCCTGCATGGATCGGATGGCCACGCTGGTCTCCGGGTAGGCTGGCACGGACACAACGCTGACCTCATGCAGCACCAAGTCATGAATCGTGCGGCGCTTCAGCCTTGGATTGGATTCATGTGGCTCCCATGAATCGCTGGAATGTGATGGCAGGGTGAAGCCGAAGCTCATTTGGTCTAGGTCACCACGCCTGGTGAGTTCCGCCAGATCCCTGGCGAATCCTGTATCGGGGAGATCGATCTCCACCTCAAGGCCTTGGCTGGTCTCGTTCAAGCGTAGGGTGCCGTTGGATCGCCTTCCAAGGAGCAGTCGGCTGTCATGATTCCAGAATCCACGCACATCTTGCGCGGAGTCCATGGAACGCTTGAAAGCACCAGTAGCAATCCGCTCGATGAAGCCACCAAGGTCTTCGCTGTCGCTGTTGTACACAGCGGCAAGACCTCGCAAGGTCTTCGCTTCCTGATCAACGCCGGTCAGCTTGGATAGTCTGCGTTCCATGGTTAGTCCTCGGTGTCCCCACTGTCTTCCTCTGGGGTGGATGGTGAGTTGGACAACGGGTCCACCGAGGAGTCAATAACCGGAGATTCCCCGGCTGGAGCCCTGGCACCCACACCCTTGCCGAGCGGCTGCATGTTGAGCGGTTGAAGGTACTGATCACCTTCAGGCCCGATAGGATCGAGGCCTTCCAACTTGCGGCAGTCGTTGGCCGATAGCCATCCCCAGTTGCGAGCCACCGCCATCGCCTGCACCCGTCGCTCAATGTTGGCACGCAGCAAGCCGTTCAGATCGTGCTCAACCTTGTGTGTCCGACGCTCCACAGTGGTTAGCGCCTTCAGCATCACTTCTTGCTCGATGCGGATCAAGATTGGCTGGAGGCAGTCCGTCAGGAACTGCTGCTGCTCACTGTCGATTGTCTTGAAGCCGGGGGAGTCAATCGCCTTCAACTTGCTGAGTGGCACATGAAACCAACGAGCCACCTCACGCACAGCGTACTGGCGTTGTTCAAGGAATTGGTTGTCGGTGGCGGTGGTCTGGACCGGGTTGAAGGTCATGCCGTTTTCCAGCACGATCACCTTCCCGGCATTCTCGGTGCCGGAG